CCCGCCACATTTTTTGCTTTTAATTTGAAGTTTGCACCTGCCCAGAAATCGAATGGATCGATTGCTTCCTCATCTTCAAACTCAGGTTGCATTGCTGCAGTAATCTTATCAAAAATCTTTTTACCAAACTTATATAAGAATACCTTACCCTCATTCTGTGGGTTGGTTGGATCTTTTACAACATAGATGTTGCTGATGTAACTAAGCTTACGCTTTTGCTTACGTGCTAGATCCTTGTCAGCATCGTTCCCACTGTTCCAAAGTAGTCTGTTGTACTCAGAGACAGGATCTTTACCACCAAGAGTAG